TAATGTTACAACCCAAATATTCTTACCTGCATCTTCTGGAGGTGCTACTTTATAGATACCTTCAAATTCACTGGTTTTAACCTTCTTGATTGAAGTCTTGGCATCTACTTGTTTAGCGAATGCTTCATATTCATCTAGTACATCTTCATCAGTAATGGCTACCGAAGCTTTCCATTCATCTGGCTTTGGTGCATCACCTGCTTTAACATAACCTTTGACTGGTTTGTGTAGTTGTACATAGAGAAGCATACCTGTTAGTTTTTGCATAATATTTCCTTTCGACTATTAATAAAAGACTCTACTTATGACGGAAGTAGTAACCGAAGTGCAATTATAGCAAACTGCAAATGCTTTGTCAATAGTTAATTGACTTTATTTGGTGGACAACAACGGGAATCTAACCCGCTTTCTCCTCCTATGCTATTAGGAAGTTTCATACCAGCATCAGGTAATTGACACATCATGTCCGTTTTTGGTGGGTCAGACTGGACTTGAACCAGCACTATCTCGATTATGAGTCGAGGGCTTCACCTTTAAGCTACTGACCCGCTGGTCATTAATTATTCGTAAACAATAACTGTTTTCTTTTCAGGTGTTACAAACTTATAACCTTGGTAATCTGTACCATAGTGTGATGCATACCAACCGTAGAACTTAACAAAGCAATCTTCACCGCTTTTGCTAAACTTCCATACGCACCAGTAGTCAGAACCTTGATCTTCACCACCGTAGCAATCTACTGCTGTGTAATTGATCAAATTATTGTCAAGTGCCTTTTCAATTTCACCATAACAGTTACTTTCATCCATCATATATCCTAGTGAATTATCAGTTACACTATCAAATATAACCTGTAAAGCTTCTTTAAGACTCATATAACTCTCCTTATTTCTTTTCAAATACAGTGATAGTTTTTTCTACAGCTTGCACTTCGTAGAATTCTTCATATGTTGAACCATCGTAAGATGCATACCAACCATCGAACTTGATAAATACAACCTGCATACCATCTGAGAATGAATACACACTCCAGTAGTCCGATCCTTGGTCTTCACCACCGTAATTATCTACGTGTTCAAATTTGATCTTAGCTTCAGCAAGTTGACTTTTGAATTCTACAACGCTATCATCATCCCATTTACAAGGTTCAATACCGATCTCAGAATTAAAAAACTCACGTTTAACATCTTCATCAGCTTCTACAAGCAGTGCTTTTATTTTATCAATTAACATATTACTCCTTTAGTAAAATTTGTTTAACATTCTCAAACTTAGCAGCATCAAACATATCCAAGACTTCTGTATAGTTGTCAATTGCGTAAGAACGAAACCAACCTGAACACAGTGTAGTACAAATCTTGTTGACTGACTTATAAAACGCTAGTTTAGCTGGTGTTTTCCAATCGCTAGGTACTAAGAACCTTTCGGTTGAAATAACGTAAGCTTCTTCTGCAATGCATCTAAGTTTGTCTGCATGGCTTAGATTGTACCACAGATTTTTATCACACCACGCTAAACTTAAATCTTTTTGTAATTTTTTATACAAAGGCTCTTCATGGTAAGCAAACAACTCATGCAAGTAATCATGATTATACTTCTTAGTTACTGCATCATCAAAGAAATCTTCTACTGTTTGCATCAGGTTTGGATTACCTTGTGGATATGCTGACATTGTAAGCTTTATACGTTTGTGCAACACATCTTCATCTTTGTCTGTAAAGAACGGACGAAATACTTTCAAGTACATATTGTATTGTGTCATATGTTTTTCAAACTTACGATCACGCCACAAGTGACTGCGCTTTACAATAGCAAGACCAACAGGATTAACTACATAAACTCTTTGACCTGCGATTTCAATCCAGTGCGTACTGGCATAGTTTAGCAGATCATAGTTACCAATTGTATCGAACGTATGATGTTCAATGCGCTTTGTATCGTCAGTGATTTTATGTTCGCTAACAATGTCCCAATCTGAATTCGGTCTTACCTTAAAGGTGTTACTCCAGTATTGCAATGCTTGTGAACCAATCAGTAGATTTTTCATATTACTCCTTAGTTATAGTTCAGTATATTCCGTATCTTAGTTTTAGTCAACTGTCTAGGCGCAAACAGGCCACCGTCCAACTTTAAACCCAAATAGTAAACCACGTTCGTTTACCCAACCTGAAATATACTGAACTATAACCTCTGGTCCCTAAACCAGTATTATAGTGTCTTTTGACTATTGGACGACAATCCTCATGCTGGAAATCCTGCAGTACAGCGCAACTTGTACTTGCATTTTTAATGATAGGGCTTTCACCTACCTCGACCGAAGTATGCTGCTAACTCTAGGGATTTGAGCAACAAGCATGGCGGGACTAATTTATGGTGTAACTGGATGGATTCGAACCATCGGCTTGGTTTACCCGCTGGCATTTGGTCCTTCACCATGAAGCGGTTCCTGCTCTACCAACTGAGCTACAGTTACATTGTTTGGTGCGAGTGGAGGGATTCGAACCCCCGACCAATGGTGTAGAAGACCAGTGCTCTATCCAACTGAGCTACACTCGCTTAACCTCAATTATACATCAGTTTTCAACTTTGTGTCAACACTGCGTAAAATATTTTCTTTGATGTTCAGTCTAGTCAGTTCGTTAAGATCAGACTGCGGCATTGACATACAAGCTCGTAGTATACCATTTTTATCGTACTGCTCCAACGTTTGATACTCTTTATTGTACTTATACGTGTAACTCATGATTCCATCCTCCAACATCGTGTGTTTTAAACGTAGCTTTTGATATGCTGATTACATGCTCAGGTAACTGTTTATGTGTACCAGCAAACCATTCATCTTCAAAGCAGCATTGCATCTTAGCAAGGTCATGTTCGTATGCTACTTCCCATACCCAAAACGGTAAAGCACCCCAACTCATGTGTTCTCCCTCAACCATTTTTCACGCTCATGTTCCTGTTTTAAATCAACGTACGCCGAGTCCAGTAGTACTTGATATGCCAACTTTTCTAGGTTTGAGGGGTGATCCCCTAAGTGTGTTAGTACTGTAATTTTTTCTAGATCGTCAATGCATTTTGAAACAAAGTCACTATCGAACATCCCATGCCCTGCTAATCGTAGTTGTACTACAGGAGCAGTACCTCTTGGTTGTAAATTATTTCTCAATCGCTCGATGATATCCATGTTCAATCCTTTCTGATAACTAGCTTTTCAGCTTCACTTACATAGTAATCCAGATCAACATCATAACCGAAATCAGCGATGTTGTTACAGGTCTTTACATTCCAAGATGTATCAATACCCATTCGTCTATCTGTCTTATCTTCGCTATCAGGTAGTGCTGGCATCAACTTCATGAGTTTACCACCTGTTTTACAAGGATAGTACCTGCAAATGTTTTGCTGTTGCTCTACACGACCATCTTCAAATTCTAGCACAAGTTTAGAACTGCGAGGAACTTTTGTACGTAGCATGAAATCAAAGATGTGTCCTTGATCAAGTCGCTCCTGAACAAACTCTCTTACGTCCTTACCGTGCAACATAGCAGCTTCAGCAGCCATTGGAATTACCAGACCACCTTGGTTTTGATGCCAACCTAAATCTTCGTACTGATATGCACCTTTGCGTTTTACTTTACCATTTGTGTATAAAGCAATGTAGTTGTTAACGTCACGAATGTACATGTTCTTGTAATCCACAAACTCTAGCTCAAGCTTTACATCCTTTTGCCATTGAGCGCAAATTGCATTGTACTGCTCTTCACTATCTCGTGTCATAGCTACAGTCAAACCATCGGTATTTAGCTGCACTAACTTTAGCTTTGGAATCTGCAACAAACGATCAGCAAGCATCAACAAAGACAATTGACCGTTGATGGTAATTGACATTGTAAACTTCGGGTCATAGAACACAGAGTATTTATCGTTGCTCTTACCATAAGTACCGTTCAGTGCAAGTTTAAGCATTGCATTCTCAGGAGTATTCTTTGCATATGACTTACGCTGTTCATACATGTCTTGATAAATCACACAAAACTCTGCACCTAAATGCTCAGGGTAAATCTTATTTGAAATAGCAACGTTGGGATACATTGAACTTACATCGGCATCTCTCACCATGTAAGTTTTACCTTCACTAACAACCTTTTCAGATAATGAAGCATGTACACCACCAACACCAAAGTCAATGCGATAACCGTCTACAACAACGTTTAGAGTCTCAGCAATACGATAGCAACCCCAATAGGATTTCTTGGGTACTCTGACCTTCTTACGCTTCTTTGTGAGGTCTGGACAACCATCAGCATCCAAAGGATACTCAGTAACGTGTTCACCATTGGCATCGAACAAGTATTCTGTAGCTTTGAGTTCTTCTACTTCAATCCAACCCATTGGGTGTTCATTCTTGAATTCATCAGTATCTCGCTCAGTAGGAACACTTTTAAACTTCTTGCGTTTGAGCGTAAGGTTCGCATACTTTGCAACTTCACCAAGATTGTGCTCTTCAATATCTGAAAACACACCCTTAGTTTCGGTGATGACCTGCTTAGAAAACCAATCATAAACTGCTTGAAACTCTGGACGATCAAACTTGTAGTAGTTAAACAAGCATTCTTTAATAGCAATCTTGTCACGCTTAGTTTGCATCATTACTTTCTTACCGTCTTTGAACTTGTGCAGCTTTACACCTGATTCTTCAAGCTTCATCTGAAAGTATTCTGCACCAATCTTAGTGTCATCAGCATTGGTAAAGTCACGACCAAGTTTGATACTCAGGTTGTCCCTGAATTCAATCTGTGTAAGAGACTTAAGATAAAACGCAAGCGTACAACGCACATCATGCATGTTATATGTTTTGAGTCTGTCAATCTCATCACCTGTTAATTCTGCATCTACAGCATAAGGTAAGTCTTCGATGTTATCCATACGCATGTTGAATTCCAGCATCTTAAGACCAGTGGCTTTTGCTTTGTTATTAAAGTGATGAATGCGATATAAGTCAACCTGTGGAATAACCTGTTCATCAGTTTTGATGCTATGACCAAAGCCGTTATCCTTGAATGAGTCAATCTGCTTTTGTGCAAGCTTGTGTACATCAATGGCAACTTGCTTACCTGATTTAGATAACCAGCGAGTGCGAGTTGTTAGTACTTCGTGCAAGATAGGGTAGTCGAATCCTACGTTGTTAAAGCCCACCAAACGACCTGCAGTAGCCTCAATATGGTCAACACATGCATAGATACGGTCTAGTTCATTTGTGCGGTTAGAAACCTCAAACACTCGTGCAAACTTACCATCTGCACGAATCACAGCAAATGTAAAAGCTGACTTATATGTCTCAAGGTCATAAATCCAGTCTTTTGTCAAATCCATTTATAGTTCTCCAATAAAGAAAACCTAGAGTCTATCACAACTCTAGGTCTACGTCAAGCTTTAATTGTTATTGTTCAACCAGTCATCCAAGTTGTGTAATGTATGAGTGTCGTTATCGTAGTAGACGTTACCTGCAGGTCCAGTTAAACCACAAATACGATTCTTACTTAGTACAACCTTGGTGGTGTTGCGTTCAGTTGCGTCTTCTGCATACTTATTTCTACTTAACAAAATGTTAGCTGAAGCTGACTTAATGATAGTAGAGCTACCTTGAATTTCTTCTTCACCGAATGTAGCAC